GGCAGGTTCTTCTCCAGTTGACCCATACTCCCGTTGACCCAGCAGTTCCTGTCTTTTTCTCAGGCAGGTCTTGTCGTAGGTGTGGGTCTTCTTTACTCTCTCTCTCTCTCTCTCTCTCTCTCTCTCGGCCTTCGGCGCGGTATGCCTTCTGGCGTAATAGATCGCCTCAGCGGTCTCTTTGCTGACCAGCGGATAACCGTAATCGGTAATCACATCTTTGAAAGTCATGCGCGGGTACAGCGTTCTCACGTTGGACTTTCCTTTGGCGAATTTTTTCAGCTCCGGATATTCTAGTCCAGTGTCGCAGAAGACGGCAGGCACTTCCGGAAACATGCTCCGCACCAGATGGAGCAGTACGGTGGAGTCCTTGCCGCCTGAGAAGCTGACATACACGTTGCCATAGAATTGCATGTACCAGTCTTCGATTCGGTCCTTGGAAAGCTCGATCTTCTCTTCCAGCGGCAAGGCACGGAGTTCTTTCAATAATTCATTTGTATATTCACTCATCTTGTTTTCCTATCTGAAAAGTGTAAAGTAAATCTCCTGAAAAGTGTAAAGCGCGATCGTGTCATACGGTCGCAAACAGATCGACCATATTCTTGGCGGTGAGGATTGCCCAGTACAGGACAATCCATCGCCACATATTATGTTTACGGCTCAGTCCAAAGCAGACGTAAGCCGCATCAATCATCAGGCAGAAAATCAGGAACTGGCTCATTGCCGAATCACAACCTTTCCGATTTCCTTGCTCTTCTTTACGTCAATGATCCTCTGATTGGAAGAACCCTTAAACCAAAGAGAGGGATCTTTTTGCTCTTCGATAAATGGCCCATCTACGATAACGTCAACCAAACCGGTTACGCCTCCGCCAAGGCGAAACTCCAAAGCCAGGATCAGATTAGCAAACCCGCCGTCATCCGTATTGTATGCGCGTTCGAAGTCCTGCCCCGTGTACAGCCATACGTCTTTTGTCTTTCCAAACTTCAAACGAACCATCTGCAGAAGCAGTCCAACCGTCTTAATGTTCTTTGGATCAAGCGGCTCTCCTCCGAGAACGCTCAGCCCTTGTATATACGGTTTGTCGAGGGCTTCAAGAATTTCATAGATTGTATCCACTGTAAACGGCTGACCATAATCATAGTCCCACGTTTCGGGATTAAAACAGCCTTTGCAATGATAAGGGCATCCGGAGACGAATAATGAAACCCTCACTCCGTCTCCGTTTGCGATATCATGTTTTTTGATTGCTCCATAGTTCACAGGTGCATCACCCGTTCAATAATCTCTTCAGTTCTTCCTTGATTCCAGAAGTTCGTTCCGATATCCTTTATACTACATATCGCTATGTAGAGTAGACTATCTCTTCACCCCTGTGGGGTGTCTGGCACTTCCAAATACGGAATTGCACCGTAAATGTACTCCCTCGCGGGATAGTCGTTACACCTTTCCCTGATGGGACTTGGCACGGTATTGTCTGCCTTGCAGAGTTTTACCGTTAGCCGCGATCAACACGACACCCGGCATGTACCGGTTCACCAGATTTTCATCGCATCATTACTGATGCGAGGGACTAATCGTTAATCCGCAAGTACGTCTTGCTACGTTCAGCTTATTCTGGTCACGATTGCCGCACTTCGGGCACTCCCATACCAGCTTGCCTCCGTCTTCAACCACCTTGATCTCACCGTCGTAACCGCAGACCTGACAGTAATCAGACTTCGTATTCAGCTCAGCATACATGATGTGGTCATAAATGTACCGGATAACCGCCAGCACTGCCGGAATATTGCCTGTCATATTCGGCACTTCACAGTACGAGATCGCGCCGCCAGGAGACAACGCCTGGAACTCAGCCTCAAAGTCGAACTTCGTAAAGGCGTCGATCTCTTCACGCACATTGACGTGATAAGAGTTCGTGATGTAATTGTGATCCGTCACGTCTTTGATGACACCAAACCGCTGCTGAAGCTTCTGCGCAAACTTGTAAGTGGTTGATTCAATCGGCGTGCCATACAGGCTGAAGTCGATGTTCTCTTTTTCCTTCCACTTCTTACACGCATCATTCAGATGATGCATGATCTCCAGCGCAAAAGGCTTTCCAGCCTCGTCCGTATGAGAGACGCCAGTCATATACTTGACGCATTCATACAGGCCGGCGTATCCAAGTGAGATGGTGGAGTAGCCGTCATACAGCAGACGGTCGATCTTCTCGCCCTTCTTCAGTCTGGCCAAAGCACCGTACTGCCAGAGAATCGGAGCCACATCGCTTTCCGTACCTAGCAGACGGTTATGTCTGCACATCAGAGCGCGATAGCAAAGATCAAGGCGCTCATCCATAATCTTCCAGAAGTCATCCATATTCTTGCCGGAAGACAGCGCGACATCCACCAGATTCAGCGTTACGACGCCCTGATTGAACCGCCCGTAATACTTATGCTTGCCCTGCACATAGTTGCCTGCGTTCGCAATATTTCCAATACCCTTGTCTGTAAACCTGTCAGGCGTCAGGAAAGAGCGGCATCCCATACAGGTGTACGTATCTCCCTGCTTCAGCTGACGTTCAACCTTATTGGAGATATAATCCGGAACCATGCGCTTTGCCGTACACTCTGCAGCGATCTTCGTCAAGTAGTAATACTCAGAGCCTTCGTTGATATTATTTTCATCCAGCGCGTAAATCAGCTTTGGGAAAGCCGGAGTGATCCAGACACCCACTTCATTCTTCACACCCTGAATGCGCTGGCGGAGCACTTCTTCGATTACGGCTGCCAAATCACGGCGGAGCTGACCGTCCTCGACTTCGTTGATGTCCATGTAAACGGTAATGAACGGAGCCTGACCGTTTGTCGTCATCAGCGTCACGACCTGATACTGAATCGTCTGAACGCCAGCCTTGATATCGTTTTTGACCATCTCTTCAATGGCGGGCTCGAAGTCTGAACCAAGTTTTTCTCTCAGGTTCGCATACTTATTCCTGAATGTTTTACGGCTCTCCTCTACAAACGGGGCAAGATGCGCCAGACTGATAGACTGTCCGCCGTACTGGCAGGAAGCAACTTGTGCGATAATCTGCGTGGCGATGTTGCATGCCGTAGAGAACATGTGCGGCTTCTCGATCAGCGTCCCTGAAATCACTGTGCCGTTCTGGAGCATGTCCTCCAGATTCACGAGGTCGCAGTTGTGCGAATGCTGGATAAAATAATCCGCATCGTGGAAGTGAATGATGCCCGCGTTATGCGCATCAACAATGTCCTGTGGGAGCAGCACACGCTTTGTAATATCCTTGGAAACCTCGCCGGCGATGTAGTCCCGCTGCGTTGGGATGATCTCCGGATTTTTGTTGCTGTTCTCCTGCTTTACGTCTTCGTTGTCGTACTCAACCAAAGCCATAATGGCCGCATCCGTGGTGTTCTGTTTGCGCCGAAGCGTATGTTCATAACGGTAGCGGATGTAATGCTTTGCTACTTCAAAAGCGCCGGCGTGAAGCAGTCCGTCTTCCACCATGTCCTGTATCTCTTCGACGTTGACCGCACGGCCAAAGGAGTTGCACCGCTGCTGAACATCCAGAGCGATCTTCGCCAGCCCCTCGCCAGTAATCTTATCCGTCTCAGGAACCTCTTTGTTGGCGCTGGCGACAGCTCTCATGATCTTGCTCGGATCAAAGTCTACCTCCATGCCGTTTCTCTTAATTACTTTCAATCGTTTCATCTCCCTCTTCTTCTACGTGATCTTCCTTCGTCACCTGTGGAATTTTACCGTTCAATCTATTCATAAGCGTCTCATAGGAGAGCGTTGCCTGTATCACCGTGCCGCCCTTCATCACAATGATGGAGCGGATGCGTTTGCCCTGCGTGGCGTCCACCAGCGTGCCGGCCTTCTTCGCCTCATCGACATAGCGGCGTGCGCTCAGATAGCCAGGCTGGAGAATCATCAGCGTTTCGTTGGCGTTGACGACGTTTCCCTTCCCAATATGTGTAAACCGGATATCCATCTCTTCACCTCACTTGTCGTGCTTCAGCAGGTAGCTGTTGGCCACCGCCTTGAACGAAATGCCGCGCTCATAGTTGCGCACCACAACGCCCTCGCGCAGCACATCGGCCAGCTGTGAAGTCCCTTCGGCGTAGTCAAGCATCTCGCCCGTGCTGTCCGGAAGCAGGAAGTCCTTCGCCACCAGCGGCACCCACTTGAGGCCGTACAGCGCGACCAGCGTCTCGGCCTGGAGGCTGTCCACCTTGCCAGACGGATAGATCAGGTTGAAGCAGTAGAGATCCACGTCGTTCAGCTTGTAGGGGTTGCCCTGTATGCCGGGACCAATGACCTCGCCCTGGATGCAGACCCACTTGTTGTCACCGATCAATTGACGAAGCGCGGACTCCATGTTGTACTTCTCGGCCACACGCCACCAGCTTGAACCGTCCGGCGTTGGCTTCCTCATGTTGCGGGAGCAGACCACAAACTCGTACCTGTGGAAGAGCCCTGCCAGCCCCTTGCGCTTTCTCAGCAGGAACGTGCCGGACTGACCGTCGATCTTCTCATGCACCTCAAAGCGGTCTTCCTTGTTCGCCAGCACCCAGGGGCAGTTCTGGATGCGCACCTCGTCGCTCTTGGCCACCTCTTCCGGGAAACCCTGACGCTGCCGCTTCGTGCCGCCCCAGATGAGGAAGGCCAGCGGCCTCGTAATCCTGTGAGCCAGCATAAACCGCTGAAGCGGGGGCTTCGGTTTCACGGGTTTCGGAACCTTCGGCTCCGCATCCCCGTACTCGTCGTACTTGGTGACGCCCAGCAGCTCGGTCACGTCCTGTCCGATTTCATACGGAATGCCGCCGTTGTCTGGCAGGATGGACAGCGGGAAGCAGATGCCCTGGCTGACGACGCCGGCCATCTTCATGGTCTTGATCCTGAACTTCTTGGAGCGCAGGAACTCGAACTCCGGACGTTCAGGCATGACGCTGTCGATCTCCACGTAGACGCACATGTCGCCTGGGATGAACTGATCGTAAC